GGCGGAGAGGTCAGAATTTTAAATGATGACGAGATTTTAGCAAAAATTATGGACCCTGAAGACATTTTACATTATTAAGAGGTAGATATGAGTGGAAAAGAAGCACAAGCTGAATTAGATTTAGACTTAGGGGAAGAAGAAGGTCCTGATGTTGAAGTTACTGTTGAAAATGATTCTCCAAATGAGGAAACTGTTCAAGAAGATGTTGACACAACTTCTGAAGATGAGTTTAAGAAAAGTGAGAACCAAACTCAGAAGAGAATTAATAGACTTACAAAAAAAATGCGCGAAGCTGAAAAAAATGCTGAAGAAGCTACTCGATTCGCGCAAATAAAGGCTAAAGAAAACGCAGAATTAGCCCAAAGACTAAATCAAATGGATAATAGCTATGTTGATCAGTATAGTGGTCGCGTAGAATCAGAGATGGCTCAGACAGAGGCTGTTTTAAGAAATGCCATGGAAATTGGTGATACAGAAGCTGCGGTAGCTGCTCAAAGAAAAATGACACAATTAGCCGTAGAGGCCGATAGAGCGTCTCAAGCTAAGTCTGCTAACGAAAGAAGACAAAAGCATGCTCAGGCACAGCCTGTGGCCCAACAACAGCCTGTTCAGGCTCCTGCAAGACCTGATCCTAAAGCGGAAAGTTGGGCGCAAAGAAATGATTGGTTTGGCGAAGACAGCGCCATGACATATGCAGCATTTGGTATACATAAAGAACTTGTTGAGTCAGAAGGTATTGACCCGAAGAGCGATGAGTACTATGATACATTAGATAGACGTATGAAGGAAGAATTTCCTCATAAGTTTAAGGAAGGATCCCAGAGCAAACGACCCGCCCAGACGGTTGCTTCTGTAAATAGGTCCTCCGGAACTGGGCGCAGTAGTGGGAACAAGGTTAGATTAACTCAAAGACAAGTGGCTATGGCCAAAAAACTTGGAGTAAGTCTAGAACAATACGCAAAATACGTTAAGGAGTAAAATAAATGGCACAACAAGACGAAATGTTTGAAGGTTCTATTAAAAGAACTCCTCGCGCAACACAGACAAGGGAGAAGGCGGCAGCGCGTAAGCCGTGGGCTCCACCATCCATGCTGGATGCACCACCCGCACCAGATGGCTTTAAACATCGATGGGTAAGAGCAGAAACTCGTGGTTTCAATGATACCAAGAATGTTTCCGCAAAACTTAGAGAAGGTTGGGAGCTCGTAAGAGCAGATGAATACCCAGATTTTGAAGCCCCAGTAGTAGATTCGGGTAAATATGAAGGTGTTTTCGGAGTAGGTGGGTTAGTTTTAGCTCGTATGCCTGTAGAAACTATTGCAGAAAGAACAGCTTATTTTAATCAAAGAAAAGCTGATCAAATGCAAGCAGTAGATTCAGATATGATGAGAGAAAACGCACATTCAACTATGACGATCAATCGACCAGATCGTCAATCTCGTGTAACCTTTGGCGGTCCTAAAAAACAATAGGATGGCCCCATTATTGGAGTAAAATAAATGGCAAATAATCTAACAGCTGGTTATGGTCTTCGTCCGATAGGAAAGGTAGGTGGCAACCCAAATAATAACGCCACAACACAGTACGAGATTGCAAACGACTATGCAACAGCTATATACAATGGCGGGATCGTGTGTCCTGCTTCTACAGGAACTATCATTATCTCTGATCAAGCGATATCTCCTTTAGGTGTATTAGCAGGCGTAGAGTTTGTTGACTCTGTTACTGGTAAAACTACTTTTAAAAACTATTGGCCGGGAGCAAACGCAGTAAGTGTGGACACAGATTTCCCTGTGAAAGCATTCGTCTATGACGATCCTTTTCAACTTTATGCTGTAGTTGCAGATGGTACAAACACTGACAGAGCAACAGCTCTTGCAGATGTTTTTGTAAACTGTGATATGGCAAGTGTAAATAACGGTAGTACAGCTACTGGTAGATCTAGTGATATGCTAGATATCAGTACAGCTGCTACAACTAATACACTTGATGTAAGGATTGTTGGTCTTTACGAAGATGAGGCTAATTCAGACTATTCTGCATTAGGTCATCAGTATATCGTAAGATTAAACGGTCACTATAATCTTAACACAAGTGCGGCGGTTGGTACCTTCGCTACAACAGGTATATAGGGAGGGTTTAACCAATGGCTATATCAAGAGCACAATTAGCGAAAGAGCTAGAACCTGGACTTAACGCCCTGTTTGGTCTAGAGTACGATCGTTATGAAAACGAACACGCAGAGATATTTGATGAGGAATCATCAGATAGAGCGTTTGAAGAAGAAGTGATGTTAGCAGGCTTTTCAACTGCACCGTCTAAAGCAGAGGGTGGAGCGATTAGCTTTGATGACGCACAAGAAACCTTCACTGCAAGATACACACATGAGACTATCGCTTTAGCTTTCTCAATTACAGAAGAAGCTATTGAGGATAATCTTTATGACAGACTTGCAGGTCGTTACACAAAAGCATTAGCAAGATCCATGGCACAGACAAAGCAAATTAAAGCTGCATCTGTGTTAAACAACGCTTTCACTGCTGGAGCTTCCGCAGGTGGCGATGGAGTTGCTTTATTGAGTAACGCTCACCCAACAATCAGTGGTAATCAGAGCAATATCTTGTCTACAGCGGCAGACTTAAACGAGACTTCGCTAGAGCAAGCTTTGATCGACATCGCTGGTTTACAGGATGAGAGGGGCTTAAAAATTGCTGTAAGAGGTACTAAGTTGATAATTCCAAAAGAGTTACAATTTATTGCTGAAAGAGTGTTAAACAGTGCTTTAAGACCGGGAACTTCAGATAACGATGCAAACGCAATTAAGAACATGGGAATGTTACCGGAAGGTGCCGTTGTAAACCATTTCTTAACTGATACAGATGCATTCTTTATCAAGACAGATGCTCCAAACGGTTTAAAATACTTTAACAGAGCAGCTATTAAGACAGCTATGGAAGGTGACTTTGACACTGGAAATATGCGTTTTAAAGCAAGAGAAAGATACAGCTTCGGTTTTTCAGACTGGAGATGTCTATTCGGAACACCTGGTGCAGCGTAGCCTCCAAGCATTTTAAATGCACCAGTTTTAAGGGCGGCACTTGCCGCCCTTCTTTTTTTGTGTATAATAGAATAAACCTTGACAGTTACATGGTGTAACTGACATTTGCCACGACAAGGAGAATAACATGGCTAATTCAACATTCTCAGGTCCAATTAGATCTGAAAGCACAATCAAGACTATTAGTAAAAATGCGACTACTGGAACTATTACAGAAGTTATGACTATGGGTGATGCACCGGTAGCATTAGCGGATGAGGATAAGACACTCGATAATGCAACACATAGTGGTAGAGTTATTGCGGTACCGGCTGTAGCAGCTAATAGAACAATTACACTTCCATCTCCAACAGCAGGGTCTACTTTTAAGTTTATATACGGTGGTGCTGCAGAAGAAACAGAAAATTTAATAATTGACACAGGATCCGACACTAATTTCTTTATCGGTGGTGTTCAGCATTTAGATACGAATGCGGATAACGTATCTGTTTACTCAGATGGGGACTCAAACTCAGTACTTACCTTGATTGATTTTGGGATTATGGAAATCAACATAGTCGCTAAAGATTCAACTAACTGGTATGTTTGGGGGAACGTAGTTTCTGCAACTGCTCCAACTTTTGGTGATCAATAATAGGAGGTCCTTATGGCGACAGCATCGGACGTAAAAGCCTTTAACCACGACCAAGGCGATGCCGCGGCGGTTGTGGGGCCTTCAAGATCAAGGATCAGGCAAATTGTAATTTTTGGAAATGCTGCGGGAGCGTTGACCATAACTAACGGTAGTGGTGGTTCAACTTTATTACAACAAAGCTTTCCTACAGGATTACACACTCTTAATATTCCAAGTAATGGAATATTAGCAGAAAGCGGGGCTTACATCTCAGCTTTTACAGGTTCAGGAAATAAAATAACTTTATTTTTATCCTAATGCCTAGAAAAGCAGATAAACAACCGCCTAAAACAAAAAAGTATTTCCGCTCCACTAAGTCTGGGGCGGGGATGACTAAGGCAGGTGTTGATCGGTATAGGAGAGATAACCCTGGGAGTAAATTAAAAACAGCTGTGACGGGTAAGGTAAAGAAAGGTAGTAAGGACGCTAAAAGAAGAAAATCATATTGTGCCAGAAGTGCTGGTCAAATGAAAAAGTTTCCTAAAGCTGCGAAGAATCCTAATAGTCGTTTACGGCAAGCTAGAAGAAGGTGGAAGTGCTAATGCCTAAAGATAAATTAACTGCGCAAGACGTAATGTCAGAATTAGCTAAACACGAGGCCGAATGCAATCTTAGGTATAAAAGAATAGAAGAACGATTGGATGATCAGAAAACTCATTTAAAAGCTCTTGACACAAGAATGTGGGGTTTAGCTGTCTTGATAATAGGAGCGGCAGTTATACAGGAGATGTTTTAGTGAATAGTAAAGTAAGAACTGGGCCAAAACCCTCTAAATTATCTGTAACATATTTCAAAAAAGGTGGTGCTGCCAAGAGCAAGGGTAGCAAAATATGCCCCTCCGGTAAAGCATGGGCTAAAAGAACTTTTGATACATACCCATCAGCTTACGCCAACATGGCGGCTTCAAAGTATTGTAAAGACCCTAACTACGCTAAGGGATCAAAAAGGAAAAAGTAATGGGTGCTCTCAAAGAGTGGGTTAAACAGGATTGGGTTAGAATTGGCACTGATGGTAAAATAAAAGGTAAGTGCGGAACCTCAAAAGATAAAAAAAATCCAGACAGGTGTTTACCTAGATCTAAAGCTAACAGCTTATCGCAGTCTCAACGAGCTTCTACTGCTAAGAAAAAGAAAAAAGAAGGTTCAAAAGGTAAAACTTTTGTTTCTAATACCAAGGCGGCAAAAGTCACAAAAATGGCTCTTGGTGGAGAAGTTCCTTCTACTAAGGCCAAAAGACCCTTCAACGGTAAGACAAAAAAAGGAACTATTGTTGCAAGAGGATGTGGGGTTGTTATGGAAAATAGACGTAAACAAACAAGGGTAAGGACTTAATATGGCAACATCTAATTCCACAAATTTTGAGCTAGATGCCGCAGAATACATAGAAGAAGCTTTTGAAAGATGCGGCTTAGAAGTAAGAACAGGTTATGATTTAACTACCGCTAGAAGATCTTTAAACCTTATGTTTGCAGAGTGGGCAAACAGGGGCTTAAACCAATGGACTATATCTCAAAGAACGCAAGCACTTACGTCAGGAGATCGAGAATATTCTTTAGGAACAGATGTAATTGATGTTCTTAACTTGGTTGTAAGGCGATCTGGTACGGATTTTTCTATGACAAGGATTAGTCGATCTGATGATTTAGCTATACCTAACAAGGCTACTACAGGTAGACCTACTCAATTTTTTCTTGATAGACAGATAACTCCTAACTTAAAAATATGGCCTACTCCTGAAAATAGTACAGATGTTATTCATTATGATGCTCTTACTAGGATAGAAGATGTCGATACTCAAACTAATACCATGGATGTTCCTTTTAGATTTTACCCATGTTTGTCAGCGGGTTTAGCATATTATCTTTCCTTAAAAAAAGCTCCTCAAAGAACTCAAATGTTAAAAGCTATTTACGAAGAAGAGTTTGAAAGAGCGATAGGAGAAGATCGAGACAGGTCTAGTTTTACGGTAAGCCCTCAATATTCATATCTAAGGTCTAATTAAATGGCTAGATTTGCTACAGGAAAAAACGCATATGGAATATCAGATAGATCTGGTATGCGATATAAATACCGTGATTTAAAAAAAGAATGGAACGGATCTTTAGTAGGACCTGATGAATTTGAAGCTAAACACCCTCAACTAGGTCCTTTTAAAACTGTAGCCGATCCAGAAGCTTTACGAGATTCTAGACCAAGTCGTATAGAAAATCCTGTAGAAGTTTTATTGCCTTTAAATCCCTTTATATCCGCGTCATCGGGATCAGGTGTTATAACCGTAAGAGAGTTCGGTCATGGAAGAACTACAGGTGATACAGTAAGATTTAGAAGTGTGTATGGTTTTGATGGTTTTACCAAAGTTGTTTTAGAAGAGGCTGCGGGTTATACAATAGTTGTTGTTACCACAGATAGTTATACATTTACAGCTAATGGAGAAACGGCTACAATAGGGGGAATTGTAGGAGGCGGAAGTCGAGCTACAGCAGGCCCAATCACGGTGAGCGCATAAAATGAGTTTTACATTAGCAACATTAAAAACAGCCATACAAGATTACACAGATAATGATGAAACTGTATTTGTGAATAATTTGAATAATTTTATTAAAGCAGCAGAAGAAAAAATATTTAAATCTGTAGATTTAGATTTATTTAGAAAAAATGTTATCTCTGCTTTTTCTACCAATGATAAATACTTATCTTTACCCAGTGATTATCTTTCCTCTTTTTCTCTTCAAATAACAACAGCAGGTAGTGAGCAGTTTTTACTTCATAAAGATGTTAACTTTTTACAAGAAGTATATAATGGTTCGGCATCTACAGGAGTTCCGAGATATTATGCACAGTTTGACATATCTAACTTTGTTGTAGCACCCGTTCCAGACTCTAATTATGCTGTAGAATTACACTATTACTATAGACCTACTAGTTTGACCGCAGGAGCCGATAGTGGCACAACTTGGGTAAGCGAAAATGCACCTTTTGCATTACTTTACGGATCTCTTACGGAGGCTTATACTTTTATGAAAGGTGAACCAGACGTAATACAAAATTATGATAAATTGTATATGCAGTACATGGAGAGATT